CGGGGACAGATTCGGCGAAGGTGCCGAGAACAAGGAGGGCAAGTGTGGAAAATAGCCACGTGGGTGCATTCAGTGTGGTGCGAATATTGTAAATCCACGACTCCACGCTCGTATCCATGGCCGGCGATTTCTCTGCTTTCGGTGAACTGGGTTTCGACATCCCTCTACCATGAGGCGCGAATCTGTTCGGAATTGATTTCATTCGCAACATGTAGAAGAGGGATGGAGTTTGCTTCCCTGGAGGACGCGTTTCCAAGTTCAGGTTCGGAAAAACGGAGAACATTTCGCGTGAATGATCCGCCATTGCCCCCGACGGATGCAGATCGCCCGGCAGTGAAGCGGATGACAGATGTGGCCGCAATGAATAAGGACCAAATCCCCGACAGCCTCTTAGACGAGAGCACCAAATTCGCGAATAAGCCGACGGTAATGAATTCGCTGCCGACGGCCGAGACACTGACTAAATTCAAGCCGATGAACACACCGAGTTATTTCGGCGTCGAGCCATTCGCCAATCCGAGCGAAGACACTCTGTCGCCGTTTTTGAAAAATACAAGTAATCCGAACGCCTTCATGTTGGAAAACGACTTTGCAAAGTCATTCAGTGAAGGCGGATATATGAAGGCCGCGGGAGTCGATCTTCCAGTGCCCGAATTGCGCAATCGATGGAAACTCATGTCTTCGGATCGCGTTGAGAGTTCCAAGGTGGCCTCGAAGTCATCTCACTTTCCGGGGATGGATGTCGGGGATTTACAGAATCTGAGGGCGAAAATCGACGAACTCATGGCCCGGATTGATGATCTGGAGAATCGGGCGGCGGGTGCCAATCCGCAATTGGAAGTTCTGACCTTCGTGATGACGGGGCTTTTCCTCATGTTTATCGTCGACTTGGCAGTGAGGAAATCAAGTGGTGTGCGGATGGTCAGTGTTCGCTAGATTCAAAAATTGACCTTTGAAAAATCCATGAAAAGGACAGCAATAATCAAATGGATATCGGCACAACAACCATTCGCACCGAAAACCTGCATCTGTCTAACCAAGATTGTGTGACTTTCATTCGATCCTTGGCAGACCAGAGCGTGCAGTGTGTTATCTGCGACCCGCCATTCGGCCTCGGCGAAAATACGTTCGACAAGCATTATGCGCGCGATGCAGATCAGGTAATCGAAGGCTACCAGACCGCTCCACAAGACGCAAAGTCCTATGAGGACTGGGCGAAGACATGGATCCACGAGATACCCCGTATTCTGAAAAAGGATGGGACGCTCTATATCGTGTGTGCATGGAATCATGTCTGCGACATTGAATTGGCCATACGGTCAGCACCCGCCCCGGGTCTGACCGTCGTCAATCACATCATATGGAAATACAATTTCGGCGTCTACACCCAGAAAAAGTTCGTGTCGTCGCACTACCATATCCTGCGCTGCTCGGTGGGCAAGAATACGCCGGCCTTCTATAGCCTCGCATACTTCAATGAGACGGAAAAGACGGCAGATGGCCACAATGCCCAGTATACGGACATGGAGGATGTCTGGACGATCCCCAAGGAGTTCGCGCAGGGAGAGAAGAAGAATGTGAACAAATTGCCTGATGCTCTCGTCAGAAAGATGATCTTGTATTCTTCCAAGCCCGGCGACACGGTTGCAGACTTCTTTCTTGGCAACTTTACGACGGCCTATGTTGCGAGAAAGGAGGGTCGTGCATTTGTGGGATGTGAAATAAACAAACACGCATACGACCAGCATTCGAAGGTCGTATGTGGGTCTGGATTCGGCCAGCAAGTCACGGCGACGAAAGTCTCCACGAAGCCGGCAAATTCCGGGAAACCTCTTAGCGCCGAGAATATCGCGGCAATCTGTAAGCGATACGACGAATTGCATGCAGACAAGACGAAGAAGGATAGCATGGCAGTCCTAGAACAGGAATTCGGAAGAGGCCACTTCAGTCTCATAAATATATTGAAGGCGAATGGTCGCTAGATACTGCGAATGAATTCCCATTGAAGATCCTTGCAGATTTTTTCCCAGATCTTGTCTTGGGCGTATAACTTGTCGCGGTTTTTCAAGAGGGGGAAACAATGCAGAAACCCGTCCAACTCGAGGAGTTCGCAGAGTTTGTAGAGCACATAGGAATATGACAGGAAATTCGAGCGGTCCGAGGGACAGTGCTTCTGGAACGAGGGCTGGATTTCTTTAAAGAGATAGCGCAACTTCTCTTCTGTTTCGCGGTCCATGACGGGTGCTGTGTTGCCGTTAAGTCTGCTCATGATATGGGGGACGTGCTCATAGAACGAATTGTATTTGAGTTTCTTGAGAATTTCGCGAATCTTGCTCCGGTTCAGAGATGATGCTTGTAGGCGCTCCTTCTTGATCTGGTTCTCGATGTTTTCGAAGACTTCCTCGGGTATCTCGGTGCTCTCTTTTGCCTGGAATTGGGCGAGCCACTCATTGAAGTGGTTGATACGTTTATAGGCATAATATGACACTTCTCTGGGGGGATCCTTGTAACTCGGCTTGTCTGAATCCATCAGAATGAGTTTGTGGAATCCGCACTCGGGGCAGGAGACCGTGGCATCATTTACTGACACGCGCATGTCCTCTCCACACGCATCACATACGAAAGATGTGTCATTGAGGCACTGGATGGTTGGACGGTTGTATTGGGGATCGGTTCTCTGGAGATACTGGTCAAGTATAGCATCCCGGCGGAGGGTATCACCTCCACCGTGACCATGCCCATTGCCGTGGCTGTAGCCATGGGCGCCGCCCATATTTGACAATCTGACTCCACTCAAATCTTGTTTGGATGCATTCTCAAGGGCCTCGAAAACACTCCCGGGTCTCGCACGATCCGCCATATGGACCACATTGTCCGCCCCCTGATTGATGCGATCCTGGATATCGTAGTATAGAAATAAGAGGTCGCCGTTGTCCAGGAAGTAGTCGAAAATGGCCGACTCCTTGTCGACAGAGTATAATTTATTCTGAATAACTTTGATTTCCTTCTCGAGTTTATAGCGCTCAATATCGCTGGTTTCTCCTCGATATTGTTCTAATAATTGGTTTGTCTGGGACTTCATATCCTTAATATCTTGATCGAGGCCCCTTATTTTCGAGAGATTGTGTTGGTGAACCGTATCGAGGGTGGTTCTCGATTCTGGATTGGATCGCCTTGATGGACGTATCTTGAAGAAGGGGTCTGTCATACTATACTAAGAATACCGTCATGTGATCCTTTAGACCTCAGTATAAACCGCGTGCTGAAATCCCAGAATGTGTCTCCCGGCGCGATCATCTGGAAAACTCTTTTGGCAAATTTTTTTTCTAAACCGGAGGTATAACAAATGACAGGTGGTGGTCTCATGCAGTTAGTGGCCTATGGCGCCCAGGACGTGTATCTGACGGGCAACCCTCAGATTACCTTTTTCAAGGTGGTGTATCGCCGCCACACCAACTTCGCGATGGAGTCCATTGAGAACCCCTTCAACGGCTCTCCCGGCTTTGGCCGCAAGGTGACTTGCACCATCCAGCGCAACGGTGACTTAATCTACCGCATCTACCTCCAGGCCACCCTCCCCAAGGTGACCCTGCTGGCCTCCGACGGCTCTGGTGCCCAGTTCCGCTGGCTGAACTGGGTGGGCCACAACCTGGTGAAGTACGTGGAGCTGGAGATTGGCGGCCAGCGCATTGACAAGCACTATGGCGACTGGCTCCAGATCTGGAATGAGCTCACGCAGGAGCCTGGCAAGCAGGCGGGCTATGCCAAGATGGTTGGCAACGTGCCCCAGCTCGTGAACCTGCTGGTTCAGGGCGGTGAGGACTGCGACGACGACTGCGCGGGCGGCGAGCCCAACCAGGTGAACGAGCACCTCAAGTGCTCGCCCGAGTACACCCTGTACGTGCCCCTGCAGTTCTGGTTCAACCGCAACCCTGGCCTCGCCCTGCCTCTGATTGCCCTCCAGTACCACGAGGTGCGCATCAACCTGGAGTTCAACGACCTCCGCAACCTGTGCTGGGACTCCACGCCCGCTCTGTCCAACGTGCACACCATCCGCGACCGCGTGGCGGCGGCGGGCCTGGTGGCGGCCTCCCTCTACGTGGACTACATCTACCAGGACACGGACGAGCGCCGCAAGTTCGCCCAGGTGTCCCACGAGTACCTGATCGATGTGCTGCAGTTCACTGGCGGTGAGTCCATCACTGCCTCCTCCAACAAGATCAAGCTCAACTTCAACCACCCTTGCAAGGAGCTCA